TTTGCACCTAAAGCTGAAACCGCTACTATTGGTGGCGCACAACGTCCAGTTGTACGTACTCCATCTATGACCGGCGAACAACCTAAAATTACTCCGGTTGAATTTGGTGGTGGTGCAAACGCAGTTGGTGGTGGTGGCACAACTGAAGCGCCTAAACCAAGCGCTAAAGACCGTGACCTTATTAAATATGACCAATACCTTGAATATAAGGGTAATCCAGCACTTGCTAATTACACCGATGAACAAAAAGATGCTTTAAATAATGGTAAGAAATTACTTCAAGAAAGCAATCATTTGGCAATGGGTGCCAAAGAACAAGAAGCTAATACACGTGGCGTATATGAAAACATTGCCGCTAGTGCCGGTAGCCGTCCTGGTCAGTTAGTTCGTCAAGGTGACAAATGGTTATTGGGCAATGCAACACTTGAAATGCTTAATAAGAACATTGAACGTATGGCGGCCGCTTCTGAAGTTATGGGAACTGCTAAAACTGATGCTTCTAGAGAAACTGCCAAGATTATTAACGGTAGTACCGATTTGACTGCACAAGCATTGGGTGACATTGTTTCACGTGCTGATGCCACAGTTCAAGCCGCTACTATGTTTAATAGCGCTTATAACAAGTTGATTGAAAAGCGTGGTGTCAACGGTTACATTCAAGCAGAAAAACTTAAATCTGCTTGGGCTGATAATTATGACGTTCGCATGGCTCAAATTGATGCTTTATCCAAATCAAATGCGCCTGATGCAAAAGCCAAAGCAAACGAAATTTATGCTACTGTACCAAAAGACCAGCGCGAAGATTTCAATCGCAAATGGTCCAATCTTCATGCTTTGGAACAAGGAAAGTTTAGATAATGTCAGACGATATTGAAGTCCCTGGACTAAAATTCCTAGGTGATTCTAATGTCACCATTGCACCGGCACCTGATAAATATAAGGATATGCCTACACCAGCATTTGCTCCTAAATCTGCACCGGATGTAGCTGACCTTCAGCCTGACCTTCTTGACCGTGTAACAAAGCTTAAAGACCTTTGGAAAAACAATAAAGAACTAAATCCTAAAGGCGAAGATTTGCCTATTACTAGCGGTTATAGAACTCTAGAACAACAACGTGCAGAATACAAGAACCGTTTAAGCAATCCTAATTTAGTAGCTGAACCTGGTAAAAGCCGACACGAAAAAGGTGATGCAATTGACATTCATCCACGTATTCCTGATTCATTGCTTGCACAAGTAGGTTTGCATCGTCCATTTGGCGCTAAAGACCCAGTTCACGTACAAATTAATCCTGATTTACCGTATGAATCTAAAGTAGAACCTAATACTGGCGATGACATTGAAATTCCAGGATTAAAGTTTGTTGACCAAAATTACGAAAAACCTAAAAATTGGTTTGAAGAATTTAAAAAACCATTGCATGAAATGTCAATGGAAGATTGGAAAAAGAATAGTTTAGCCGCACCAATAATAGCTTACACCGCTGGCAGTATGCCGATAATTGGCGATGAAGCTATGAAAAAAGAAGCAGAAGCTAATCTTATTGGAAAATATGAAGCCGCAAAACAAGGTGTTAAATCTTTTGCAGAACATCCTGGCGAATCTATTTTTAATGTTGCAAAAGCTATTTATGAAAATCCAGGACGTTTTGCTGGTGAAACTCTTAAAGGCGCAATTTATGACCCTGAATTTGCAGTTAGAACACCATTAGGCGGTATGGTTGCAAAAACCGCAGAAAAAACAGGAAATGCACTTTCTGAAATTGATAAAACAATTGGTCGCAATGTTAAAGCTGGAACGATTGGAAACATTGCAACTGACATAATGGGTATTCCTATTGATAAAAGCGGTGAAGTATTACGCGAAGCCGCACGTTCAGGCTATGCAAACCCACGTGGAGTTTCTGAACTTGCTGAAAATATGCGTGGCAATGTATCACCAGCAGATTTAGTTGAAAAATTCCGTTCTGCATTAGAAAACACACGTCATGCACGTAGCGAAGCATATAAAGAAGGTATTTCTACAACTAAAAATAATCAAGTATTTTTGGACTTTAAACCTATTCGTGAAGAATTTAACAAGACACTTGAAACACTTAAATCTAGGGGTGTTGGTGGAATAGAAGCTTCTAAAGTTGGTCCTGAAACAATGTCCAAAGTTAACGAAATTAAAGGCATTTTGGACGAATGGGAAAATAAACCTGAACTTCATACTGCCGGCGGATTAGATGACCTTAAACAACGTATTGATGACGTTTACACACAGGGCATGACAAATCAAGCAAAACGTGTTCTTACCAATACTCGTAACAAAGTAAAAGATACAATTGTTAAGCAAGATAAGAATTACGAAAAAACAATGGCCGAGTATGAAGAAGCTTTGGCTACTGAACGTGAAATTGAAAAATCTTTAGGCCTTGGTTCAAAAGCTTCTGTTGACCTTACATTGCGCCGTCTTAAAACAATGATGGGTCCAACATCCACCATGGGTAATGAATTTAGACGTGAATTAACACGTCAATTGGAAGAATCCGGCGGTAAAAATTTAATGGAAGCATTGGCTGGACAATCATTAAAAGAATGGCACCCATCCGGTTTGGCTGGTCCAGCCATGGGAATGAACGCTTTATATACTACTGGCCGCGTTTTATCAGGCGATTTAACACCATTGTCAGGGTTAGCTATTCCATTTCAAAGCCCAAGAGTAATGGGAGAATTAATGTATAAAGGCGGTCAAGTTGCTAGAAAAGCAGTTGAAGCTAAAAAGGCCGCAAAAACAAAATTAAGCGAATTAACTTCTAGGAAATAACTATGGCAAGCGTACTTTTATCCCCAGTTGGTAATGGCCAACAATTTTTTGATAACAATGGCGTACCTTTGGCTGGTGGATTAATTTACACTTATCAAGCCGGTTCTAGCACTTTGTTGACTACTTATACAACTGTTAACGGTAACGTTGCAAACGCAAATCCTATTGTTTTGGATGCAAGTGGTCGCCCAACAAACGAAATTTGGATGCAAACTGGATATAGCTATAAGTTTATTATTCAAACTTCAAGTGGTTCTACATTACAAACTTTGGATAATTTATATCCAATTTTGCAAAATGCTCCAGCAACTACACCAACTTTGCCAACAGGCATGATTTTATTGTGGTCAGGAAGTATTGGTTCTATTCCTTCAGGTTACGTACTTTGCGATGGTACAAATTCAACGCCTGATTTACGTGACCGTTTTATTGTTGCCGCTGGAAATAATTATTCAGTAGGTCAAACTGGCGGTTCTGCCGATGCAATTGTAGTAAGCCATACCCATACTGCTACTTCTACTGTTACAGACCCAGGCCATCGTCACGGTTCAGATTACACAGGTGATACTTCTGTTGGCGGCGCCGGAACAGGAAATCAATTAGCTGGTAATAGTGCTCATATTATGACAACGGCTACAACTGGAATTACAGTTGCAACAACTAATACAACTACTGGTACTAGCGGTACAAATGCGAATCTTCCACCATATTACGCATTAGCGTACATTATGAAAACTTAATGGGTGAAATTATGGTTGAAATTGACCCAGTTAAAGTCGGTGTAATGTGGCAAAAGGTAGAAGCCATGGAACGTGAAATGGCCGAAATGCGTTCTGATGTAAAAGAATTGCTTGCTATGGCTAATAAAGGCCGTGGTGGATTTTGGGTTGGCATGATGGTGGTATCAGGTATCAGTTCTTTAATTGGCTTTATTGCTCATTATTTCACTTCAAAATGAACGAAATATTAACGCATATTCTTACTGGCAAAGATAATCAAACTCATGACATTGCAAGATGGGCATGGGCCTTGGGATTCTTTGTAGTAGCTAGTGCCGCTATATACCTTATTTATGCTGGCCATGAAATAAGTCTTACAGAATTGGCTGGTGCATTGGGTATTGTATCGGGTTCAGGTGCGGCTTCTGTTGCCGCTAAACAAATGTCGGGGTCAGAGCCGCAATGATTGATTATGTCAAAATTAGCATACTTGGCGCTATTTGCGTTGTTATTTTTGGGTCCGGTTATTGGATGGGGTATTCACGATATATTGAGTACAAAAAGTCGGTTGAAATTGCCGCCAAGGAACAAGAAGCAAAAGTCGAATCAATCCAAAAACAACACGAATTAGTTACAAAAGGAATACAAGATGAATATGATGCGAAATTGGCTTTGCTCCGTCAGTATTATTCTAACGGGGTGCGCCAGCCCAATACCAGCAACGTGTCCGGCATTTCCAACACCGCCAAGTTCTTTGATGCAACAACCGCCTACAATCAACTTGTTACAGATTGCTCCCAAACAACCCTAATGTTAGTGGAATTGCAAAAATGGCTTATTGAAAGCGCAGAAACAAAATGAATCATAAAGAACACGTTATTAAAGTAGCCACTTATTCATTAGTGACCATTATTTTGGCTATGGTTTTTATGTTTGTTTATGCCGTAGTTGACCCAAATACTGATGACAAAATTGTATTTTCTATTGTTGGGCCTAGTTTTCAAACTATTGTAGGTGGTTTTATTGGTTTAATTACCGGCATTAAAATAGGCGAAATTGATGAACGTTGAGCAATTGACCGCCCTTGGAATTGACCAAAAGTGGCTTGAACCATTAAATACGGTGTTTCAAAAATACGACATTAGTACGCCAAAACGCCAGGCTGGATTTATAGGACAATGCCAACATGAATCAAACAACTTTCGAACTTTGGAAGAGAACCTTCATTACTCTGCCGCTGGACTTATGGGTACATGGCCCTCAAGATTTCCTAGTCTTGATGTGGCTGAACAATATGCTCAAAATCCACAAAAAATTGCTGACAAAGTGTATGCCGGAAGAATGGGCAACAATGAAGATGGGGACGGCTGGAAATACCACGGTAGGGGCGTTATTCAGCTAACCGGCAAGGATAACTATGCTTTCTGCGGACAAGCGCTTAAACTACCGTTATTGGACAATCCTGACCTATTGTTAGAGCCAATGAACGCCGCAATGTCGGCTGGATGGTTTTGGAATAAAAAAGGATTAAATTCTGCCGCTGACGTGTCAGGTTGGGAAGAAGTTACTAGGAAAATTAACGGCGGAGTGTTGGGTTTAAACGACAGAATTGCTAAAATCAATCAAGCATTACAAATATTGGAAGGATAAAAAATGGCTACAAATTTTAAAATTACCGGCAAATTGGGCAATTCACCAAAAGAACATTATATTGTTTTGCGTGAACATGAAAAATCTACTGAAAACGAATTGCATCGTTTAGAAGATAAGCTTAAAAAACACGAATCATTGCCAGCAAGCAAGGCACATGGGAAATCCCAAAAGGAAGCCCCATTGCCTAATATGCGTAAATATTAAAGAATTCGGGCGACTTTAGCACGGCGCAATACTTGTTCGTATTGTTCTTTTGCCTGGTCGTCCAATTGACGTAATGGAAGGTTTTGATAGTATTTCCATTTGTCACGATATTCTTGAAGTTCTGACGGTGGCACCCAGCCAAGTAAACGCCAGCGAATAGTAATATCAGTTCCAGCGGCCGTCCAAATATGTTCGTTCATAATATTTCCTCAAGTTCGTCAGTAATATTGATTGCATAAGCCCTGGCCGTTGGTTCATGGCCATTGGAATAATCATCAATCTTTTTAATTGCTTCATGTATAGCCGTATTCCAGGCTAATTCCCAAAGCTTTTGAGCCGTACCCCCTTCCGGAGCATTAGGAAACTGTTTTTTAAATTCTTCAATGCGCTTCATAAATGGTACACCCCTATTTCAAAGCCATAAACAACCACTAAAAATACGGCAATTGCCGCGCCCAATAAACCACCTAATAAAAATTCTTTCATTTGTTTTCCTTGTTGGGTGACGGGCCAAAGTCTTTTTGTATAACAGTCGCTTCGTATAGCCGTTGCCGAATAGTGTCAATGGCCCGTCCTTGATTATTTTGCAGTTACTTTAAGAGTAATAACTGCGGTTGTTTTTGTGTATTTAGCAATAAGTTCTGCTGGTACATTTGCTTCAGCAAATACGGCTTTATTGTCAACGGTCGCACGTTGTGAAAGGGTAACGCAAGCTTTGAACAAATTGCCTTCAATGTGGCCTTCTTGTTGCTTGAGTTCATTTTTGATTGCATCTGCTTGTTTTTCCAAGTCAGCGATTTGGGCCATTAACATACCCAATTGGTCAACTTTGCTTAACTGAATGTCGATTGCTTTCATGATTTATTCCTTTATCTAATCACGGCACCGTTGCCGTATTAGTAATTTACTAAAGAAATCTTTACCATGCAAGAACTTTTTTACTAGGATTTATACCTAGTTGCAAAAAAGCAACAGGGCCGTATTTGGCAGTTGCTATCAATGGGTCAGAAAGCCGCAAAATTACCCAATTACTGCATCCTACGTTGGCGGCTTAACGCCCTAATAGGGGTGAGGTACTTGCAATCATGTATGTGAAGCATGAAAACACTTGCTTTCCCTCATGTAAGGTGGGCTACTAGTTTCTTTACACGTTCGCCCAATGTTACTTGTGATTGTTCTTCAACTGCCAAAATTCTAACAGTTTTGTAAACATTAGCCAGTAACGGTCCATATCGGCTGGGTCATGTTCAATAACTTTGGCGCCAGTAAAACAAATAACGCCATCAACCATTTTGTAACCAACAAATACATTGGCGGCCCTGGCAGTAGGCATATTGAAACCTTGACGGTAAGCGGCTAATTGCATCCCATGTTCGGGATAAACATCAACTTTGCTAATGTCGGTAGTTTCTTTAGTTTTTACATCAATTACGATTCCAGCAAAGTCATGCCGTGATTTAGCAATCAAATCAGATTTACCGCCAAATCCCATAGGATGAGCAAAAGACAATTCCGGCAACCATAATTGTTCGCCAAAGAAGTCTTTAATAGCCTGTTCTACGGGCCTACACATTGGCATAGCTTCAGGTATCAAGTTACCTTCAAAAAACGCCTGTATGGTCGCATGGATAGCCGTACCGCGGTCCGCGGCAATCCGTCCAGTTTGTTTGGAATCTAGCATTACTCTTTCAAGCCATGAGTTTTCCGATTCCTCAATGCCTTTAGGTAATGTCAGCGCACTTAACAAGACTTGTTGTTGTTTCCACAAATCCAAACCTGGCTTTGCGGCCACTCCCAAAATTGTAGTCACACTAGGACAAAGATTTAAAGAACGTGCATCACGTAGCGTAGTTCCTCTTTCTTTACCATTTTTACCGACCACGGTATAGGCTGGATTGCCTTGCCGGTCATACCAATGGCCACTTTCCGATTGACGTTCCTTAACTAGCATTTTTTGGTTTTCTTCCACGTTTAAGTTTAATTTCGTCCGTATGAATATCGTATTCAGTTTCTTCAACAAATTTCACCAAATGCGAAATACCAATTTCTTCTTTTTGCGATGTAACAAATTTGTTACTAAATTCACCGCACCAATCTTGCTGGGTTTTGTTTTGTGGAATGGGGTAACGTTTACATAAGCCATACGGGTCGCTTATTTGACCAGCATAGAACTTACAATCAATACATTTCATTTATTCACCTAGTTGTTGAAGGATTAAATTCCTATCAGTCGAATCACGAACCATGCAAGCACATTCGCTTACGATGGCACGTGTATATTTCGACAAATCTTCAATGCTGAAGCCGATTATTTCTCGTTCTTCATCGTGGCCAATTTCCTGATGTGTTTTCAGGGTATATGTGTCAGTCAAAATACATTTAACAAGCGGCTTCATACATTTCCTTTCTAGAACGGAATATCATCCAATTCTGATTCGTGGGGTACTGAACTTGATTCACTTGGTGTATCAAAAGTGTTTCTGTATTCAGCGGATTTTTTAATCAGGTTTTGCAACCCTTCAGACAACTTTTCAAACTTTTCTTTATCCCATGGGTCCATAGAGAACATCATGGCTTCATTGATACCTTGTGGTTCGCCAAGCTTTTTCAATACGGCTGGCACCTGGCTAATGCTAGAAATGTTGGCGTAAGTCTTGTCTTGGTATTCGCTATGTGTAATAGCAACCATGCAAAACTTACCCAGCAATACTTCTAGGCTAAAACCGTCTAATTCTTCTTGTGTGAAGTCTTTGCCACGCCATGCTTGTAAATCCTTAAGCAAGGTAGCTTTCTCGTCCAGGGATAGCGTATAACGCTTTGAAACGACCAATGGCTTACCATCGTCCATTGTTAATGGATTGCCGTCATTATCTTCACCGTGCAATTCAAACATACAGATGATTTTGCGTTGCATCTTCTTTTTGCCCATCCATTCTGTTGTTTGGGTGCCAATATCAATAATGCGATATAGACGTGCCAAATAACTGCCGGCTGGGGCAATCTTAAATTCTGTTGTACCGCTACTGTTTCTTTTAGCAACTATCATTTTTTTTTCACTTTCCAAAAATATTTCCAAAGTCATTAATCACGTCACGTAACAATGGGTTAACGTGGCTATTACGAGGTTTTCCACAAGCTTGACGGATGCAATCAACTTGTTCCTGGGTTAAATACTCGGTACTAAATTCCATGTCATCCAAAGCTTTTTCTAGGAATTCTTCATGTTCCAACATTAACTGGCTTAATTCATCAACCATTTTTATTTCCTTATTCAATCACGGCACCATTGCCGTACTTACAAATTTAAAGTAAACTTTAGTAAAAGTAAAGCAATATTTAGCAAAAAAAGGAAAATAAATGAATGATGCTCAAATCATCGACCTATTGGGCAAACCAGCAAAAGTAGCAAAGTTATGCGGTGTAACAGTTCAAGCGGTGTGTCAATGGCGCAACAACAATGCTATTCCTATGGGTCCGTTAACGTTAATGGCCGCGACAATAGAAAAAGAATCCCAAAACGTTGTTACTAGGAAAACGTTGTTTCCTGACAACTGGTGGATAATTTGGCCTGAATTAAAAAATATGTGATATATTTCTAAACATTGAGGACTTGAACACTCGATGAATAGGGTTTTATTGGTGGTTTTAGGGTTTAGGAAATGATAAAGAGGCATTTCTTAAGCCGTTCAAGCTAAAGCTACCAATAAAGCCCTTTTTTTATTGTTCGGTTCCCATCGTTCTGATTGGGGATTCACCACCACCAGCGGTCAGGATAGAAGCGTTACTGGGGGATAAGGAATGTAATAACGCAAATGCCGGTGGCGAAGT